CTCTTATGATGGAGCACAAGAGGTCATCTTCTCTCTTTGTGTATATGATGGCAAACTCTATGCCGGTCAAGGCCTTGGAACAGGAGATGGTGATGTATTAAGGCATGTATCGACAGGATTGGCAACGCTTACAACACCATTAAAATATGACTATATCTCAGGTGCAACAATGTGGCGAGTTCCAGAAATAAATGGATGGATTGGCTCAACCAATACCACACTAAAACTCAGAACCGTGTCAGAAACAAGTGATTATGATGTCATTACAATATTCAAGGAGGTGCAATAATGATTAAGTTATTTAAGTTGTTAATAATGTCTTTAGTGGTTTGCAACACAATATTTGCGGGGGTGTATTATACCGTTGATGATGCGGGTAATGTAACAAGACATAAAAAAGATACGCCATATCCTACGAATGCAATTATTAGAGTTGACGCGCCTAGTGGATTGGATGTTTCTTTGCTTAAAGTTGTAGATGGGGTAATTGTTGGGAAACCGATGCACGAAGTTGAAGCTATGAGGATTTTAAAAGAACAGATTCGGCAAAATGAAAAGCCTGATTCATTGAAATCTGTTGAGAATAACTTTTATGATTTATGTTTTGCTCTATTTGGTGATTTTAATAAGCGAGGGTTTAACGAGATTAGAGTTCGTATATCGGCGATACAGTCACAAAATCCTATGCAAGCAATTGATTTTGCATTGAAACTATTGGCTATTGATGCAGAAGGCAAGCGGGAAGGCGGGGATAAGTGGTGGGATGATGCAATTAGGCATTAACAAGGAGAAGCAAAAATGAGTTCGAGGAACTTTCCGCGATTGCTGGCGACGGAACGACATGGACGTTTTTCGAGGTGGTGGGTAACTTGATTCCGACTGGGGGGGCACATGATGACACCTCGGCAGCTATACATCATCGAGCGAGCGGTCACATACGCGCGGACGCTATACGAGTGCCGAAAGTGTGGTAAAGTGACTCCAGAGGGCGGAATGCCGTGCGACTGCGAGCCGCGCCGGTATCGTGTTGTTGATCCGTTGAAATTATGGCGTAAGGCGTGTCGGGAAATGAAGAAACATGGAGGTGTGAAATGAGATATGTAGCGGTTGCATTATTGGCGGTACTGGTGTTGTCTGGATGCAGCACATCATCCATCAAGGAACTGGCTCTCAGAGCCTATGACGAACGCCAGACCTACGAACAGAACAAGGACGCGCAAAAGGCACTTGAAAAGGCCGAGGCAGAGAAAGCAGCCGCCGACAAGCTGGCCGCCGAGGAAGCCGCAAGGGAAGCGCAAGAAGAGGCCGACAGGGCAGAGGAGGCCAGAGAAGCCGAGCGCATAGCCAAGCTTCCTCCGCGTGAGTCGTGGGATGCCACCCAGCTCCCGCCGTTCTTCCCGATTGCACAACCAAAGGGCGGGTTCATTTGGAAGCCTGTCAATCACAGCGGAAACGGCACAGCGATTCTGTTTCCCAAAGTCTACCTTGGTGAGGATCTCGGGGAACCGGGCCGCGCAACATGGAAAGCGGTCGTAATCGCTACCGATCCCGCAGGCGTCAATGTGCTCGCTACTTGTCGCCGCGTGGCGCCTTACGAAGGGCACACACCTATTGTGCGAATCGACCAGCCCGGCAGCGCGTTCGAGCCCGGGCCGGTGTATGTGGTGATTTTGTATGATAACGGGGCGCGGCGTCCGTGGGTGATTCCGCAGCCGGGAAAGAGGCAAAGCTGATATGACGCCGCGATTCATAGGCAATTTGAACTGGGCACCGCAGCAGCACAATACGCCGGACCTGTGGCGGCTGGAAGAGCCTTACGCACAGGTCATCACGCACTGGATACCTGATAATGTGCCCGCTGTTGACATTCTGTAGGCATATTGCAACTATGAAGGTCACTTGACTAGGTTACTGGGGTGTTTCTCGGGCAGATGGATACGCAAGTGGTCGACTCAACAACTTTGTTGGCAGCAAGACACTAGCAGGGGCGAGACAACGGAAAGGTTGGGAAAATGGCAAAGTACGAAATTGGCGAGGATGGAGACCTGAGAGAACGATATCCTGACTCGGTCAAGTATGTTCCGCGAATATCTTCAACAATACGGGCACGCCCAAAAACGCTGCCTAATGCACCGTCGATCTTCGATGACAGCTTGAATGATAGTGATTTAGATCTCGCACTGGTAACTGGCTTGTCGCACTCTGTTCGGCTACTTGCATAGGCGTTAGGCATGCAGACGTGGCGGTGGCCAGCCGTGGAAACGATTGGTTCAAATTTAGCGGGGAGAGCGATACATTGGTGTTATGTTTCACTAGTTTGGCGGTCATCAAACGCGCGCGGCAGGCAGTATCACATGGAGAGCCATTATAAACGATTAGATTACTAAGTATTCTAATTATATAAATAACAATAATTAAAAGAGACGAGAGGGATTGTATGAAAAATATGTATATTCTGATGGCGATGTTGATGACTGGTTTTGCTCTGGCTCAGGATCCAGCACCTGTTGTGCTTGATGTAGCACCGGATGGTTCGGCCGCAACAGTTGGTGTAGACCTACTAGCAGGCACAAACGCTGAAGGAAAGCGCGAACAATCTTGGAGTAAGGCTGTGCTTGCCGGAGTTAGTAAGCACAAATGGAAAATTATAGGCGGAGTGATTACAGCTGTTGCCGTTGATCAGCTTGTGCTTAAAGAGCATGAATTGCTGTGGTACGAAGAAGATTCGAAATCTAATAGCAAAGAAACTGCTACCGACGAAAAGCCGGCACCGGCTGTTCCGGGTGCGAATAGTCCTACACAGACTGTGGGCGGAGATTCTGATCAAGAAACCACTGTGATTAATGTTACTGGTGATGGCAACACTGTCACCATTGATAACAGCAGACCTGCTCAGTAAATACTTACTGGCTGGGTGAATTCATCCGGCCAGTTTTGTTGATAATTAAAACTAACAAAGATCTGGATCCCAAAGATGACTCACTCTGACGATGTTATAGTTGAACAGGTTGATCAACCTGTTAGTGAAGGTCCATAGGTTATATCATGACGTTAGATCCACAAATAGCTAAACAACATCCATGGTTTCATAAAGATAATAAGCCAGGTCCTTTAGATCTATCCAAATTAGATATGATCATCGAGAAGATGTCAATGGAACTGATAAATCCCCATCCCACATTAGAGCATATGATCAAGTCAGATACTTTCTTAACAGGCGAAACCGGTACAATCGACATCCTGCATTTATACCAAGATAAACATCTGCATGTAATGAACGCAAGCGCGAATGCAGGATTTAAAATGGCGCCGCATAATCATATAGGGTGTGATGAAATCTTTAATGTTATATCTGGAAAAATAATAATTTTGGCTAGTAGTGAATCTACTGATCCAATTGAACACGTGTTATCAGCAGGTGAGACCTTTATGATTAAAGGCAATATTGAGCATAGCGTGTGTTTTCTGGAAGATTCATCCATACGAATCATTATCATTCCTCCAGATCCACTAATTTTAGATCTGGAGGAATCTGATGAGCGAATTTAACGAAGCAGAAGTACGAGAAGCGTTAGCAACTTTACGAGCGCTTTTAAAAACAAGCGATGAAACTTCACGAAAGCTTTCGAAAGTATTGCTTGGAAATGGCAGTGTTGAAGATTCTATTGCGTATAAAGTCCTAGCAATCAACCAGGTAATTACTACTTTATCTCAAGAGGTTGTTTCACTCAACAATTCTCTTGAAAATTTACTTGTTCGCGTTGACGCTATTGAAAAGACATATGCTAGTCATATGCATGAGTTGATGCTAAAGGAGATAAAGAATGCTGAACCTAACTCTTGGCCATCACTTCTTTGGCGGGCGGTGAAAGCTAATTGGAAAGTTTTCACGTATGGCATATTAATATTCTTAACAATATTCAGTACGTTGTTCTTTTCAAATGCTAGATTCCGCCATGAATTTATGGGTTGGCTATTGAGAGATCACCCACAAATCGAGCAAACCCATTAACGGATATAAGTAATATTATGGCTAAACCAACTAGTAGACAAGAATTGATCGATTATTGCTTAAGAGCATTAGGCTCACCTGTAGTCGAAATCAATGTAGCGCCGGTTCAGTTAGAAGATCGTGTCGACGAAGCAATTCAGTTGTATCAAGAATATCATTCAGATGCGACGTTTGAGCATATGCGTAAATATCAGATAACCGAAGATGATATTGATAATGATTATATTCTTATCCCTGAAAATCTTATTTTCGTTACACATGTTCTTCCAACTAGTAATAATGGCAGTTCAACAAACATGTTTTCAGTTGAATATCAGATGCATCTGAACGATGTATATGACCTTCGCGCACCAAGTTCAATGATTGACTACGTTATGACTCAGGAATACATGGGTCTATTGAATATGATTTTCGATAATGGCCATCAACAAAAGATTCGTTTCAATCGTCACCTTAATCGTTTGCGTATTGACGGTAGCGTTGGTGGTAACTTCAAAGTTGGCGAGTGGATCATTATCGTTGGGTATTCGACAATTAATCCTGCTGAATATGTTGATGTATATAATGATATGTTTCTGAAACGCTACTTGACCGCTCTAATTAAAATGCAGTGGGGCACTAATATGAAGAAATTCACTGGTATGCAACTACCAGGAAGTGTTGAGATCAATGGCCAAGCAATTTACGATGAGGCTAAAGCTGACATCGACCAAATTGAAGAGACCATGCAATCGAAATATGAGTACCCGCCGATGATGGCAATTGGATAAGATATGCCTACTAATCAATATGTTAATTCTTTCAACAATGGTATTACGAGTGAGCAAAGTCTTTATGAAGATTTGATTATTGAATCAATAAAGATGTACGGCTTTGACGTAAATTATCTGCCACGGGATGTTGTTGAAATTGATGAAATATTAAACGAGGAAAAGCTTTCTCGTTTTAATGAAGTATATACCGTCGAGATGTATCTATCTGAATTGGATGGCTTTGAAGGTGAAGACTTCTTGGGCAAGTTTGGTTTACATGTTGCCGACCAATGCACGTTAGTTGTATCTGTTAAGCGTTGGAATGAATTAGTTAAAAGTAGTATGAATGATATTACCCAAGAACGCCCCTACGAAGGTGATTTGATTTGGGTGCCTTTTGCTAAAGCTATGTTTGAAATTCGTTTCGTTGAAGATCAGGCGCCGTTTTTCAAGTTGAATCATGTCCCAACATATTCTCTGCGTTGCGAGATCTTCACATATGAGTCTCAGGATATTGATACAGGAATTGACGATATCGATGATATTGAAAGAAAGTATGCTGCCGTTCTTGCAGCTGCAGTTGCTGTGACAAATGGTGAATTCATACCTACTGAAAAATTGACCATGACTAATTCTCAGGGTGATGTTATTACTGCGGAACTCGTAGCAGTTGACGAGAGTGGTCTGGAGACACTCTTTAGCCTTACGAATATATCTTATCCAGCCGGAACTTTGGTACGCCTGAGTGCTGGTACAGGTGTCTCTGGCGATGAATCTGGAGCTAATGCTATCATTAATGAAATCATTGATCTTGCAGATGCTAGATTCCCAAATATTGACAACGACGCCGTAGATAAAGCTGACATATACGAAAAGGAAAAGGATGTTATTCTGGACTTTACTGAAAACAATCCTTTCGGAGGTTTATAATGGGTGCTGCTAGCAATTCAGATTATTTTTACTACGGAACTACAAAAAAGATAGTGACCGTATTTGGTATGTTATTTAACAATATTAGTGTAGCAAGGCAGCTCTCAGACGGCACACTCGCTAACGTGATGCGGGTACCATTATCATATGGGCCCCGTGACAAGTTCTTATCTCGTATAGTTGAGGATAAAGGACCAGAACTAGCGATTAAACTGCCGCGAATGAGTTTTGAAATCACCGGCATCGCTCATGATTCAGCAAGTAAACTGAATGCAATGAACCGTAGGCAATACCACATTGCTGGAACCAATGAAGCAGCAGATGCAGCATATCCTGCAGTTCCATATGATATTACATTCACCTTAGACATATATGGACGTAACATGGATGAGGCATTGCAGATTTTAGAACAAATCATTCCTATCTTTACGCCTGAATACACCATGGCGGTTAAAGGAATGGAAGGTCCTGACAGCACAACAATGGTGCCTTTCATTTTGGATGATGTGGCATTAACTGATGACTATGAAGGTGAATTCGTTGCTCTTCGACCTATCATCTACACTTTGTCATTTACAGCCAAAGCAAAATACCTTGGAGCAATAACACGCGAAGGAGTCATCTTGCGAGCAACAGCGAACATGCGCGATCCAGATGATCAGGAGTTTGCTGGTGAGAAGACGGTTGCTGTACCAGACGACGAAGGAAATAGCACATCATATATTTCAAATGTAAATCCAGATCAGCATTATTTGGTTGAGTTTGGTGTGCCAGTGCAATACGTTGAGGGTGAAAACCTTATTGGAATTGATAGTGGCCACGCCGGTTTGGTTGAAAGTACGACTGAAACGGGAGTGGTTATCACTAAGTTAGAAAATTTATATAATGCTAATGAGCAATTGTTTGGGGATAAGAGCGACCAGAGCTTTATGCCTATATCAATTACATTACAAGATTAGGAAGTGGCATGATGAAGAAGGACCCGAAAAACGCTCTGCTTTCGACGTATAAGACAGAGCTGGCCAATACAAAACGTAAGGCCGAGACCATTGCGTTGACAGTAGATGGCGAAGAAGATTATCAGATTGCTAGAGAAACACTGACCAGTCTTATTAAACAATCACAGCATGCGTTAGAATCTCTGATGCTTTTGGCTCAGGATTCAGAACACCCCAGAATGTTTGAGGTTCTCTCAGGACTCCTTAAGACTACAGGTGATTTAGCTAACCAACTCCTCGACTTGCAGAAGAGGAGACATAAGCTCGATGAGTTGAATAATCCTCATAAGGCTATAGGTAATGGACGCGCGACGAATAATACTGCCATCTTTGTAGGATCGACTCCAGAACTGCAGAAGGCAATCCAACAGCAGGTTGGTAGGGTTATTAACGTGGAACTTGAGGACGATTAATGAATGATTCATATTTAGGTAATGCAAATATTAAGCGCGATGGTGTAAGTCATGACTTCACAAAAGAAGAAGTCGACGAATACATGAAGTGCGCGAAGAATCCTGTTTACTTTGCTGAGAAGTACGTTAAGGTCATTCATTTGGATCGAGGCTTAGTACCCTTTGAACCGTATACAT